GGTTTGCCTAACTATTCATTTGTCCTGTTTACTTGGAGTTTTCTCTCCTGTTTATCTTTTGAAGTTATCAGGTAAAACTTTTGCGTTTACCGTGTTTAACTTATATAAATATTATGGCACATATTGGATTATATGTAAAATTTACATTACAAATAATTATACATTTTAAACCTTGTAGAATTAGCAAATATACATAAAATCCTAATGATTACGGTTAGTGAAATGTATATTATTCATAGCATATACTATATATGGTATGTTTACCTGTATGAATGTATAATTATTCATTAAATGTGCTGGGGGGTGCTTGTCAATTTAACCTAAAAGGGGTATAGAACCACTACATCTTGTACCACAACATATAGTATATGTTTCATACCTACACACAATATGTTGTACCTACTATATATGGTATAGAACATATGTTCGATAGCCACCATATGTCAATATGCGTGGGGTACTCTCTATATTGTTAGACATTAATTTATAGGTCGAACATATTGTTAAAGCTAGTAAAGGCAGTAAAGGAGATTAATCAATTTGTTATACAATTGGTTAATCATTTTTGTAAACTATTTTAGTTGATTGTGTACACACAGTCGGTGATGAATCACAATAGTATTTATTGTTATTAGCTTGCTTGAGTGGTTTATGACACTCTGTACATTTCATAATGTTAGTTTACTGTATGTGGTGGGTTTTGGGTATAACGGGCTATTTGTGTGGGGTAGGCTTAAAACTTTCTCTTAAGTTGTCCTTGAGTACCAGGTTTGTGTTCCTACTGTATCGTATTACCGATTCCTGGCTTTCTGACTCCCGATGCCACCTTCACTTGTAACAACTGTTTCAAAAAGTTTATTTATCACTTTGCATAGTACTACCAGTTTTATATAATGCAAGTACCTGGAAACACCAGGTAATCATATGAGGATATGATTCAATTTATGAAAGAAAGAAAGCTTAACATCTTTAATAATGGTGGGATGGAAAGGTTTGTGAATTTCATATTTTTCATTACAGTAAATGGACAGACTGTACGTGTACAAAGCCCTGTAGCAATACGGGGTTTTGTTTATTGACAAACTTGTAGTATCTAGTATTATGAATAGGTCTAACAAAAATATTCCTTCAGGAATTATTCATTGGACTCCCTGTTTATCAACCCTAGCCTGTCTAGGGTATGGTATAGTAAATTTATGAAAGAAGATATACCAGTAGTAGATTGTGACCAGTGTTGGAATCCTTATTGGGAAGACCAGCTTATTGATGGGTTATGTCCTACTTGCTCTGTAGATATAGTTATAGAATAAAAAAATTTTTTTTACCCCAATGGTTGTTGTAAATCAGTAGGTGCCTGGCGACCTTTTATTCTTGGATATGTTTTAGGTTTGTGTTTGTTGCAATACTTAAACTTATTGTATTTAGAAATAATTGTGTTGCATTCTTTGTGAACGCAGACTCTTCCACTACTATATGAAGTAGAGGGTTTATGATTAGGATATTGCTTTCCTTTGATATAATCACTCATACAAGATATAGTATAGGAGATATAATGCCTGGTAAAGGATATAAGCCAAAAAAGGCTATGAAAAAAAATAAAGTTAAGAAGAGGAAGTAATGGCTGAATGGCGAGGTATGAAGGTGAAGTTAAACTCACCAAGCCCTATACGAAAGGGTGAGCCTGGCTATGGTCGTAAGAAGTCTAAAGTCTTTGTAATGAAAAATGGGAAAGTCAAGAAAATAATGTTTGGCGACCCTAATATGAAGATTAGGAAAAACAATCCTGCAGCTCGTGCTTCGTTTCGTGCTAGACACAAGTGCAGCACAGCTAAGGATAAAACGACTGCACGATATTGGTCGTGTAGAGCTTGGTAAGGAGAGAGAATGGCTAAAAAAGGTTTGTATCATAATATTAATAAAAGAAAAAAAGCTGGTACAAGTAGGTCTAAAAAAAATTCTACAATTAGTCCAAAAGCTTATAAAAATATGAAAGCTGGATTTCCTAAAAAGAAAAAGAAATAATGCAGAGAGCTAAGTGTGCTCTTAATTCATACAAAGGTGAAGAGTGCAGGAGACAAGCAACTAAGAATGGTAAGTACTGCAGTCCTAAATGCAGAAGAAGAGTTGCATATCTAAAAGACTTAGGTAAGAAAACTAATAAGTCCGTACAAAAAGTAAAGCCCACTTCTACATTACGTGGAGAGTTATATCCTAAGTTTGTAGAGCTGTATGCTAATCAAATAGAAAGACAAAAGATAACACATCAAGAAACTGCTGACTTACTAGAAACAAGTAGAGCTACAGTTACAAAAATGTATGCAGCTTATTTAGAAGATAAAGAAAACTTTGAAGCTAGAAAAGATTGGCAAGTTTCAGAAGAGACAGTTAAATCCTTAGAAGATTTTAAAGATTTTAGAAATAGATATTTTAAAACAGAAACAGGTGACTTATACGAGACAGCAGACTTTCACGAAGGTTGGATTAACTCTATTATGGATGCGATTGCTAATGGTGGACAGCAGATGATACTTAGCCCACCACGACACGGTAAGACTGACTTACTTACACACTTTGCTGTATGGCAGATATGTAAAAACCCTAACATAAGAATTATGTGGGTTGGTGGTAATGAGGATATAGCTAAGAATGCTGTAGGTTCTGTACTTGACCAGTTAGAAAATAATGAGTTGTTAATAGAAGAGATATGTGGACCGGGAGTAAAGTTTCAACCAAAAAATAGAAGTGGTAAGTCTTGGAGTTCTGGACAGTTTACTGTAGGTACACGAACTATTACAGGTATTAAGAGTCCGACAATGGTTGCTGTTGGTAAAGGTGGTAAGATACTTTCTCGTGACTGTGACTTAATTATTGCTGATGACATTGAGGACCACGGAACTACAGTACAACCTAGTGCTAGAGAGCAGACCAGGCAATGGTGGACTACAACATTATCTTCTAGGAAAGAGGAACATACTGCTGTAGTTGTTATTGGGTCTAGACAACACCCTGAAGATTTATATAACTTTTTATTAGAGAATCCACAGTTTGAAACAAAGGTAGAAGAGGCACATAGTTTAGAGTGTGTACTACCAGAAACAGAGTTTGAAGTACATCAAGATTGTATGTTGTGGGCAAGTAAACGAACTTACAAATGGTTGATGGGTCAGAAAGATAATGCTGACACAACTGGAGGTAGAGCAATCTTTGAGATGGTATATCTTAACAAAGCATTTGTTGAAGGTATTACAATGTTTAATTCAGAAGATATAGACCAGTGTAGAGATATTAACAGAGTTATTGGGCAGGTACCTGCAGGTACTCATTTAGTTGCAGGACTTGACCCAGCATCTACAGGATTTCAGGCTTGTTTCTTATGGGCTGCAAATCCAGAAACAGGAATGATGTATCTTGTAGATATAGAGAATGAACAAGGTGGAGGTGTTATACAAGCTCGTAAGTCTATAAAAAAATGGCACGAGAAGTATGGACTTGCACACTGGGTTATAGAAGAGAATGGTTTTCAGAAAGCAATTAGACAAGATACAGAATTAAAAGATTACTGTGGCAGGATGGGTATACATCTAGAAGGACATCAGACACAGAAAAACAAATATGACCCAATTTATGGTGTTGGAAGTATGCAACAATTGTTTGAACAAAATCTAATAAATCTCCCTTATGGTGATACAGAAAGCGAAACAAAGAGTAATATATATCGTAGGCAACTAATTTATTTTTCAAGTGCTGCTAGTAAAGCTAGTAAAGCAAGAAGTTATAAATCAGATGTCGTAATGGCTAGTTGGTTTCCAATGAAAGTTATAAGAAGACTTGGAAAAGAACGATTAGCTGAAGTAGGATTAGATTATGAACCTAGTTTTGGAGAATGGGATATTACAGATATGAACGAAAGCCCTTGGGGATAGAATGACACCAGAGCAATTACAACACGCGATAACTAATTTGCATTTTGACAATCAAGCTGCTTACAGCACTAGAGGTCGTATTCGTGCAATTATGAATGGTGGACCTGATGGTATTCAGGCTCTACTAGGTGATAACCTAAAAGGTTTCCAAGACTGGCAAGTACCAGTACCAAACCTTATGATGTCAGGACTAGAACACTTGGCACAAAAAATTGGTCGTATTCCTAACTTAAAAGTAGATGTACCTAATGGTAAAGACTCCGATAGAGCAAGACAGAAAGCTGAAAAGGTTGGAAGGATTGTTAATGCGTATGATGAGGTACAAAAACTAGATTTACAAATGCCACAAGTTGGTAGATGGCTACCAGGTTATGGTTTCTCTGTATGGGTAATTAGAGAAAAGAAAGATGCCAATGGTACACCATATCCTTGTGCAGAACTTCGTGACCCATACAACTGTTTCCCAGGTTACTTTGGTGCAGACCAACAACCTAAAGATATGGCTATTGTTCGTAGAGTTCCTAAAGATGCGTTAGCAAGAACATATCCTAAGTTTGCAGACAAGATTATGTCTAACGATACATACAACACAGAATTTATGGGTGTAGGTAATGCGTATGCTTCTGCTTACACTGACCAGTACAATGGCTCTTGGGCTAACAGTAATGGTGATGGCGACTTAATAGCAGAGTATTACAACCTAGAAGGAACTTATATTTTCCATATGACCTCTGCAACTATTCTTGACTTCATACCTAACCCACTTGATAGTGGACCAGCATTTGTTATTGGTAAGAAATTTGCCTTTGACAGATTGCAAGGACAGTATGACCAAATCATAGGACTTATGGCTTCTATGGCAAAGATTAATGTGATGTCAATAATAGCAATGGAAGATGCAGTGTTTACAGAAACAAACATTTCTGGAGAGATAGAGTCAGGACAATATCGTAAAGGTAGATTCGCTGTTAACTATTTAGCTCCAGGTACACAAGTAAGCAAACCAGCATCTAATGTTCCTTATCAGATTTTCCAACAGATAGATAGAATAGAACGACAACTTCGTGTTGGTGGTTCTTATCCTACAACTGATGATTCACAGTCTCCATTAAGTTTTGCAACTGGTAGAGGACTTGAAGAGTTAGGTGCATCTATGTCACTTATGATTAGAGAGTATCACACAGTAATGTCTGATGCTATAGAGATGATTGACACAAAGAGATTAGAGTGGGATGCAAAGATGTATGGTGGTAAGTCTAAATCACTATCTGGTTATATGGACAATACTTTTTATTCAGAAACTTATGACCCAGGTAAAGATATAACTTCTTATAAAACACGAAGAGTGTATGGAGCTATGGCTGGTTATGATGAACCACAGAAGATAGTGACAGGATTACAGTTACTACAAGCTGGTATTATTGACAGACAAACACTACAAGAGAACCTTGATGGTTTAGATAACCTTGTTAGAGTTAACGATAGAATTACAAAAGAAAAAGCAGACAGTGTATTGTTTGATACATTGTTAGCACAAGCCCAACAGGGCGACCCTAAAGCAACTATGGCTGTTGTGCAGATAAGAAAGAATCCAGATGATATGCAAAATATCTTAGATAAGTTCTTTACAGCAGAAGAGCCAGAGATACCACAACCAGAACAAGAATTACTTGGACAAGGTTTACCAGAAGGAGGTGCCTTGCCACCACAAGGTCCTCCACCTGGTATAGCACAAGTACTACAAGGTTTAGGTGGGTAATGTCTATAAATAAAAAATTTGAAGAAATAGTAGATTTCTGCTTAGTTGATGTAGATGAATTAGGTGATGACATAATCTTAGAAGAAGATGTATTTAAACCTAAAGGTAAAATGTATATAGACCAACTACCACCAATGGTTTTTCCATTTGGTTATATGGTCATTAGTTCTGCATTCCAATTTTTTGAAGAGGAGGAAGAGTAATGGTTAGAATGAAAAAAATTAGAAACAATTATCTTACTGATAATTTAGGAAGAAATCCTGGAGGTATGGTTTCTGGTCTTACTGCAGGTACTACTTATGGTGAAGGTGTTGACATAAAAAAACAAGTAGAAGCAACTGGTGGTTTGCCAGATGCGTCAATAGCTAAAACAAAAATACCTGTACCTACAAGAGGTCAATCTGATATAGAGGCATTTGGACCAACTAAATTTAAAGATGAAACAGTCACTGCTGGTATGTCAATAGGTCCTGGTCCTGGTCCAACACCAGCTACTAAATTTAACTTTAACGATTTTGCTTACGAGTCTTGGCTAGAATCGGGAGATGATTCATTACTTGCATATATAATTTGATATGGGAATTGGCTTATATTCAGAAGATATAGTAAACGATTTACTAAAGGTAAAGAAAAAAGTTACTCCAGAAGTTGCTAAACAGTTTTCTAGTTTAAATCAAAAAGCATACAATGTACCTGGTCCAATGCTTAGAACTGCAGCTGAACAAAATATAGATAATGATTTTTTTGACCAGATACAACAAAGAGTAAATGAAAGAGACCAAGGTACTTGGAGTAAATTAAAAAGTGCAACTTACCAAAACATAGGTGTAACTACTGATGTAGGTGTACCAACCCTTCTTCTAAAAGCTGTAGGTAGTGGTTTTTTATGGGCTTGGGAAAATACAATACCTAGAGCAGCTAGAGCTGCAGAGCTTTTACAATCTGACAGGGCTGCAAACTTAAAAGAAGCTTGGAATGAAGCAGATGTAGATGACCCTCTTTCAAGATATGTTACAGCAAGAAAAGAAGGTAGAAGTGTAGATATTGGTGACGGTTTCTTGTCTGTTCGTTCTGACCCTGAAGAGACAGCAACATATCAACAACTTATTGATGAAGGCGTAGTACCAGATGTAGCTAGAGCTATAGCTTTGCAACAACTAGGTAAACCAATATTTGAAGAATATATTGAAGAAGCTGAAAACAAAATACAATTTACTGGAGCTAGAGCAGAAGCATTACGGGCAAGAGGTGTTGTTCCTACTGTAACTCCAGGTAGATTTTTATTTAAACCATTTGAGTTTATAGCTAGTCCACAAACTGAAGCATATGATTTTATGACAGGTGTTGTTGACTTAGCACTTAACTGGTATGCTGACCCAGCTAACAGAGTCCTTAAAGGAGTATCTGCTGTTTCAGCTAGAGCAAGTAAATTTGGTTTAGGAGAACAAAAAACATTTGCTGCTTTAACTACTGAACAAGCTGACAATATGGGATTTTTAGAAAAAGGATTGCAAAAAGTTGCAAAACAAAAATCCGTAGAAGATTATTTAGCTAGTGAAGAAATGATACCTTTCTTAACTTGGATGTTTGACAATAGAAAAAATCCAGCAACTATATTAGAACAATCTAATTTTAGTTTGACTAGATTATCAGAAGCAGGTACAGGATATGGTTCAAAACAATTTACAGATTTTTATAAAAAATTATCAGTTATAGATAAACGTGGTAAGTTAACTGACCCAATAGCTAAGGCTGACGCAGTAAGAAAACTACTTAAACCTAATATTTTAGCTGCAGCAACTGATATGGCAGTACCCTCAGTAAAAAAAGTTGGTAGGTTTAGAAAAGTAATGAGTGATACATTTGGAAAACAAAGCAGTTTCGGTTTTGACGGACAAAGACAATTTGGTCAAGTGTACGACAACACACAACTTGATGTTAATAACCTAGATTATCTTATGACTAACTATGTAAAGTATATGAGTTTTTCTGGTGTAGAAGAAAATGTAAGAAATGCAAGAGTTAATAATTTACTTGATGGTATTTCAAAAATTGGTGACAATCAATTAGCTAGAGCTAACTTTGTTGCAGGTTCAATCAAAAGTGATTTACTGAAACAAAGAGATTGGAAACTTAAACAATTAAAAGCAAAAGGTATCTCCTCTGCAGAAACAGAAAAATATGTAGAGTTATCAACAAAAGCTTCAGCAGGATATTTAGAAGATGCTCAAGATATAGGAAGATACTATGGAAGTATGGATGTCTCTATGCCAGTGTCTTTTAAAAAAGAATTTATAAAATATCAAACAGAAACACTTGGAGTTACAGAAAAAACAGCAGAAGACTTATTTAGAACAAGTTATCGTTATCCTACATTTGAAAATCATTTAGTTAC